AAAACTGGCAATAACAAGATTATGACAGGCACAACTACACTTGTAGACGCTACGCCGGGGTCATACACGATTACTGCTAACGATTGGAAGATAATTAACTTTAACGATCATGCTTACTTTTTCCAGCGGGGCTACGAGCCTCTTGTATACAGTAATAGTCTTGGCGTAGTAACTAAAATGTCTAGTGTTGCTGGTGCTTCTGTATCATCAACACAATACTGCCACGAAGCTATCGGTGCTTATGGTCGTGTATGGTGCGTAGGTAATGCCACTGATGATAATACAATCTACTGGTCTGATCTTCTTAAAGGACACGACTTTTCTGGCGGTTCTAGTGGATCTATTAATGTATCTAAAGCATGGCCCGATGGGTTTGATAAAATTGTAGCTATAGCAGCCCACAACGGACTACTTGTTGTTTTAGGTGAACACAGTATTATTACGTATGCAGGTGCAGAAAGTCCTGCTACTATGGTTTTGCAAGACACTATACCAAATGTAGGTTGTATTAGCAGAAAAACTGTACAAAACATTGGAACAGATTTACTTTTCTTAAGTGACGATGGTTTACGTAGTCTAGGTAGAGCTATCCAAGAAAAATCTTTACCTATGTTTGATTTAAGCCGAAACGTAAAACAAGAACTTATTGCGTACACTCTAGCTTCTACTTCTCCTATTACTTCTGTATATAGCCCAGAAAATTATTTTTATTTACTTTCTTTTCCAGATTTAAGTGTAACTTTTTGTTTTGATCTTAGGGGAGTTTTAGAAAACAACTCTTACAGAGTAACGCGGTGGCCTAGTGTTAATTTTAAATCTTACCATAGAGTTAAAGATGGTGGTTTGTATATAGGCACAGTTAACGGTGTTGGAGAATACTCTGGTTACTACGATAACAATTTACCGTATCGTTTTCGATATACAAGCCCCGGTTTAACTTTTGGTGATCCTTCTAGAATTAAAATATTAAAAAAAGTACGCCCTACAATTATTGGTGGTAACAACGCTAACATTATTTTAAAGTGGGCTTACGATTTTAAAACAGCAACTAACTCTAGAGTGTTTACAGTAAGTGACCTTATTCCCGGTTTTTATGGTGAGTCAGAATTTAACATAGCACAGTTTTCTGAAGGTGAGATTGTCAACAGGACGGCGTTTAACACGACAGGTTACGGAACTGTAATAACTGTAGGGATTGAAACAGACATTAATGGTTACGGAATGTCTATACAAGAAATGAACGTATTAGCGTTAGTAGGTAAAACATTATGAATGGATTTAATACTCCTGTATTTTCTGAGCCAGCGACTGCAGCCAACCCTTCTCAATCTTTTTTAAACCCAACGGAGGGGTTGTTTTCAGCCAACCCTTCTCAATCTTTTTTAAGCCCGATGGAGGGGTTGTTTAATACTCCTGTATTTTCTGAGTCAGCGACTTCAGCCAACCCTTTTCAATCTTTTTTAAGCGGGGCGCAGGGGTTGTTTCAGTCATTTGGTAGCCCTATTTTGGGTACTGCCGCTATTATGAATGCTTATAATAACCTTGGCGGTATTGGTACTGCTGCTCAACAAGGCGCACAGGCTATTGCTAATCAGCAGTTAGAGCAGACTCAATTTCAACCTTTTGGTCTTACTACAGGCACTGGATCATCTTTTGGCTACGATCCCCAAACAGGGAACGCTACAATAACTATCAGCGGTCCTGAACAAACAGCACAAGCTCTTGGATTAAACAGATACAATGAGCTAATGCAGATGGACCCTGAAGGTGCTGGTCGCATGGTAGGGCTAGGCAACACTTTAGCAACTCAAGGCGAAAATCGACTTGCTATAGACCCAGCTGGGATGGGAGATTTAAAGACAGCTTCTGAAGCAGCTTTTGGTATGGGTGAAGAGTTTAGAACTAAAGCTCAGTATGAACCTTCTGATATTAATTTAATGCGTTTTAAGTTTGCCGATCAAGTTCCCGGTCTGTTATCTCAACAACCTAGCGCGGCAATAGGACAACTAGGTCAGCAAGCTCTTGGTTTAGGTGCTAGTGGTTTAGCTACAACAGCCCCTCAAGATGTAGAGGCACTACGTAGGCAATACAGAGGCTTAGCAAGTCAGTCAGCACAAGATGTTTTAACGCCTACTGGAGCTAGAGAGCAGGACGTTTACAGCCGGATTAGAGCAACACAGTTAGGTGAAGAAGAAAGACAAAGACTACAGTTAGAAGAGCGTCTTGCTAATCAAGGACGTTTAGGTGTTCGTACTTCTATGTTTGGTGGTACGCCAGAACAGTTTGCTATGGCTAAAGCACAAGAAGAAGCACAAAACCAAGCATCGTTAATGGCTATACAACAAGCTCAGAGCGAACGACAACAAGCACTAGGCACAGCACAAACTCTTGGCGGTATGTTTGGTCAGCAAGCAGGATTGTCTAACACGTTGCAAAGTGCGGCACAACAGAGAGCAACACAGCTTTCACAGCTAGGTTTGTCAGCTAACCAGATTGAAAGCCAGCTTAGATCAGAAGGTCTAGGCAGAGCGTCTACAGCAGCAGCACAGTCTGCTTCACTAGCTCAAACTTCTGGTGCTTTGCAGGCACAAAAAGCAGGTCTTGATCTGCAGTACACAGGTCTTGGCGCTAACTTGGCACAGCAACGTCAAGCTATGGATGCGGCTAATCAGGCCCAAGCACTACAAGCGTTGCAAATGTCTCAGGGTATGTACACAGGCGCAGAGGCGTTGCGTGGAGCACAACAACAGAGAGCGGCTGCAGCCCTTTCTTCTGCTTACGTACCACAAGCACAGGCGCTACAAGCTTTGCAAGCAACATCGTTGTTCCCACAGCTACAACAAAGAGGTCAGCTACAAGGTGCTGGTCTGTATGGTGAGGCGGCTATGGGAGGTCTTGAAGCATTGCTGGCATCTGGCATTGGTCAGGCTAACATGATGGGACAGCTAGGCACAGGTCTTTTGACAGGAAGTATGGGCGGTGGTTCTGGAGGTTCTGGAGGTTTTAGCCTTCAAGATCTTTTAGACCTGCTTGGTCGTTAAACCCTTTAAAAGGAAAAAGTAATGGCAAAGTTTGGTGAAAGATTTTTAGCAAGTGTTGCTAATCCTACTTATGGTAGAGGGCTTTTTGATGTAGGTTCTTCTTTTGGTGCTGCTCCTAGACTTAGAAGAGAACGAGAAGAAAAAGAGCGTAGAGAAAAAGGCATGATGGGTGGTATGTTAGCCGCTCAACAAGCAGCAGCTGAGGGACGTTTTGATACTCAAACTATGAAATCATACATAGGCAGTATGCAAGGGCTTGGTGTTCCTACACAACAAATAATGTCAACACTTCCTACTTTGCAACAGACACAACAAGCTGGTGTCTTAAACAACAAACAAAACCAGTTAGTTGGTTTACAACAACAGCTTAATGAGCAGGCTAATATCTTACTAGAATCTGATGATATCTCTAGAAAAGAAGCAGCTAACTTTTATATAGATACTCTTGAAGAGCAGATGGTAGAGATTGCTAAAGATACAAAAGGTATTAATGCTGCTAACTTTGTTGGTATAGGTGATAAAACAAGAGCTGATGTTACTAAGGCTCAGCTTGCTCAGATTGAAACAAACGCTAAGATTAGTGGAGCGCAGCAGCAAATGGCTATCTCTGCTTTAGAGCGTTTACAGTTTGGTACAGAGGCATGGGATGCTAAAGCTGCAGAGTTAGAGAAAGCAGGTTTCCGCAAAGCAGTACAAACTGTTCGTCAAGCACAGCAACAGATTCAACTAGCTAATAAACAATTTGAAGATGATATGTCAACGTTTAAAAATCCTACTCCAACACAAATAAAAGAAATGGAAGATGGAGGTATTACTGTACCTAAAGATGCTATAGGCCAAAGACAAGCTTGGAGAGCCTATCTTAAATTTAAACGAGACAAACAAATAGCAGCTGCTACTGCTTATCTTGATCCTGTTACTCGTGAGCGAGCAGAAGGCCTTGTAAGGTGGACAATGCAAGGTATTGCTGAAAAAGGAGACTTTGTTGATATCTTTTATGATGACATTAATACAGTGATTGAAGACCTTACACCGGAACAGCTTAGTGAGATTAACTCTTTAGTTACTGGACGCTCTGAATCAGAAGTTGCTCCTATCGTTGAGCAGTGGCTAAGACGTAACTATCCTGAGCCTTTTGAAAGGTCTGAGAAGTTTATTCAAAACCAGCAAAGAGAAGCAAAGGCACGAGAAGAAGCACTTGCTGAAGTGTTTGATGCTAATCCTCAGCTTGATCCTAATGATCCTGTAGACGTAAGGCTAGCTACACAAAAACTTGATGAGTCTCTTAGCACAGAAAGATCGACAGAAACAGGGGTAGGTACTCCGTTTACTCCTGTAACTGCTCTTTAAAAGGTTTAATTAAATGGCGAGTACTAATAGTCGTAGAGGCTACACTCAAGGACTTCACGTTATAAAGTCTGGAGAAACTGCCAAACAAGTAGCTGACAAGTTTGATGTATCTGTGCGGGAGTTGCTTGAGTATAACAGTGCTGTCTTAGGTGATCGCTGGGATGCAGGTAAAGTTGTACGTGATCCTAAGCATAGAAAAAATACAGTTGAAGAAGCCATAGAGCTTGGTGCAACAGCAGAGCAGATTGGTCGCGCCCTAGGAATGTCTGTTGATGATGTAGTCTCTGAGTACAATGTATTGCGTGAGGATGAACTACAGGACATTCCAAAGCCTACTAAAAAACTTAAAGAAACTTTGAAAGAAATAGAAGTGCCTAAACGTTCAGGTAAAGTAGACGAGGTAAGAGTACCTAAGAGGTCTGGTCGCTTTGCTGATATTAAAGTACCTGAACGTGCTAAGAAAATAGTTCTTGAAGCGGTTGAGACACCTGAAAGATCAGGGCGTTTTGCTGAGATCAAAGTACCTGAGAGAGCTAAAAAGATACTACTTGAAGAAGTAGAAGTACCTAAACGTGCTGGTAGATTTCCTGAAGTAGCTGTTGATGCACAGCCTGTACCAACTGAACTGCTTCAGGAAGTAGAGACTCCTCGTCGTGCTGGTAAAGTAGATGAAGTCACTGTTCCACAACGTACACAAAAGGAAGTACCCGCTCCGTACACAGACTATGAATCTACTTTACCTGATTTAGACCCTTCTATGTATAGAAAAGATGGTAGTCGTAAATCTAGTAGCGGTTATTTAGGGCCACAAAAAAATAAAGAAACCGGACAAACTATGACTGAGTACACCATAGGTGTGCAGATAGACGGTAAAGAAGTTGAAATACCTTCTATGGTTCCCGGTCTTACTGATAAAGAAATCGATGCAATAAGAAGCGGTAAGGTTCCAAACAGTGTTGCTGTTAAAGCAAAAGCCCATGCTGAAAAAAGAATAGCCGAAGGTAAAAGTCCGTTTTATCAAGACTTAGAAGAATACACAGACTATGAATCTGCAATGGATCAACGTCTTGCTGAAGTAACTACACCTACTAGAAAGCCAGCAGAAACGCCAAAGCCTGAAGGTATTGTTATTCCTCAGTCTGCTATTGATATTATTAAGCCTCCTGCAAAAAAAAGAAAGACTGATGATATTGTCATACCTCAATCTGCCATTGATATTCGTAGAGAATTAGCTAACGAACAAGGTAAGCGTCTTGCCGCTCTTGTAACAGAAGCAGGAGAGGGTATTACTCTTGGTTTGCTGGGAGAGATGAAAGCTGCAATAGAGTCTGCTACTACTGATAAAACATATGATAGGGCTAAGGCTGAGTATGAAGTAGCACGAGAGCAGTTTCGCAAAAACAATCCTGAGTTGGCACAGCTTGCTACGCCTGTTGAATTGATATCTACTTTACCTACAGGTATTGGTCTTGCTCGTGGCCTAGCTAAAGCAGGCGTTACGTCTATTGCAGCACAAGCAGGTATTGAGTCTTCTATCTACGGTGTTGCTACAGGTGAAGGGTTTGAAAACAGGTTGTTCCAAGGTATAGGTTACGGTGCATTAGGCGCTTTGACAGGAAAAGCCTTTGATAAAATACTAGACCCTTCCTTCACCAAACGTTTTAACACCATTGAAGAGTTCAACAAAGCCCGTGCTCAAGCGCAAGAAGAATTAGTTGTCGCTGCTAGGATGACTAGAGCGCCTGAAGATATAACTAATGCAGAGCTAGCTACTCAATTACTCATGCGAGAGATTGAGTTTCTTGGAGATGTTGTAGGTAGACAGGGCGCGTTACCTAAAGACTTAGCACCTTTTTATCAGCGCATGAAAGGGTACGCTGAAGACATGGGCGTGGACATTCGTCAGCTAAACAGAGTAGTACGCTCTGATAAAGCTATTAAAGATTTGCGTAAGACTTTAGATGAGCCTTTTGAAACTCTTGATGACATGGCGCATCTACGTCAAGACTTATTAGACATGACTACTGGTCGGCTTGCTGCTGACGTAGGTCGTACTATCCCTGAAGCGCAGAAAGCTCTTGTTCGATTTAGGCGTTTAGCTTCTCCTCTTGCTACTCTTGCTGAAGATACAGTAGGCGTTGCTTTTTCACAGCGTCTTGTCAGGGCTATGAACAGGGTAACAAGGAAACAAACTGAGCTTGATAATATGTGGAAAGGGATGGAACCGTTCCGCGAATTAGCATCTTCTAATCCTAAGTTTAACGATCTACTACTAGACGCAGTGAATCCACGTTTGTCTTTAGAGTTTAAAGAAAAATCTTTGCAGGCTGCTATGAACTTAGCTAGGGCTAAAATAGGTAAAGGAGCACCTGAAAGACTGCAAAAGTTCTTTGATGACAACGTTGCATTTTCTAGTAGATACCGCAGACAGGTAACAGCGGGAGAAGTAACTCCTGTGTGGATGCACTCTGCTCCTGAATCAGTAATGAAAGATGCTTCTCTAAGGACTTATAGAGATAGAGCCGCAGTTAAAGCAGAGGATGCAGCCTCTAAGAATGTTCAACGTCCTTCAATGAAAGAGTGGAGAGCTACTAATGCTAAACGTCCTCCTGAAAAACAGCAGGAGTATGCAAACATTTTTGATTCACACTGGACATGGCAACGTCAGACTCTTACCAGAATGGAAATAGGTGAGCAACTTGGTTTTAGGACAGCAGGTAAACCACTTGTTGTAGGTAAAAACCTAGACCCTAAAGCTGTAAAGGAAGGTGCTAGTGAGTTAGAAGCTACTGCGTCTTACGAGGCAGGTAAGTTCCGTTTGTTTGATGACAACATCATTGAAGAAGCCTTAAAGCGTGAGGGTTATTCTGACGTACAGATTAAGAATGCACAACAAATTATTGATGACTTAGGTATTAACGCTAACAAAGGGATGGCGAGTGAGTTGGAGATTATTCGTAGTCTTGGCTACGTAGGTACTATTGCTAATCCTTATGGCGCTTTGATGAACGTCCACGATTTGTTTAATGCTTCCTTTGAACTTGGTCTAGGCAACGTAATTAAAGCTGTGTTTGCTAAAGGCGGTGTTGAGTTTAGCCCTGCTGATATGGGACTAGCTCGTCAGGTGTTTGGTGAGTTTGTACGTAAGGCTCGTAAAGGAACTCAAAAAGATATAGACGCTCTTGGTGGTTATACTTCAGGTAATAGGTTTATTGAAGGTGCTGCTAAAGCCAGTGAAGACTTGCTTGAGTGGTCTATGAAGTGGTCTGGATTCTCTAAACTAGATCAGTTTGGTAAAAGTCGTATCATGGGTGCTTCTTTTAACAGAGCAAGACAAGACATAGCTGATGGTAGTTTTGATACTAAGTGGCAGTACAGTTTTAGTAAGCCTGAGATACAACAATTAAAGAAAGATATTGCTGATGGTGTTACAGACAGTGAGCTAGTACGTGATCTTGTTATGTTTGATCTGTTCAAGCTACAGCCTATCAACGCTGCTGCACAAACGGCAGCAGGGTTAGCTACTCCTAATGCTCGTATTTTTTATATGTTAAAAGGTTTTGCAATCAAACAGTTTGATTTGATGGAGCGTAGGATATACAGAGAGTGGGAAGCTGGTAACAAGAAACAAGCACTAGAAAACTTAGCTAAGTACATTGTGTTGTCAGGTGGTGGTTATGGTGTAGTTAACGAGGCTCGTCAAGTACTGAAGGGGGAGTCTCCTGACCCAGTAGAAGGCGCAGTGTCTGCTCTTTACCAAATAGGATCTGTTGTTACGTTTGGTGCTATGGGCGCTAACGACTACGGTTATGATAAGTTTATGAATGATCCTTTAACTGCAATGTCTACTAATGTGTTGCCTCCACTGGGTGCTACTCTTCCCGGTGCAGTCTTAGAAGACATCGCCGATGCTTTTAGGAAAGGTGATCCTTTACCTGATGAAACAATCTTTGCTTTACCAATTGTAGGTAAAACACTCAAAGGAGTTTTTGACGAATGAACGACGATAAACACACAGTAAGTTACACATCTCACGACTATCACAGTATGTGTCAGCGTTCTAAAGAGCGTATCAAAAAGATGCAGAAGGAAGGAATACCTACGCCTCATGACCCGAAAGACAAGCCAGAAGACGTAGGTAAGTCGGAAGGTTACTCTATGATCTTTATATCATAGTTCACAGTTGTTACCTGTGCAGGCCAGTTGCTGTGACCCTTCAGTCATATCGCTGGCCTCTTCTATATCCCACGATATCTCTTTCGGAAAGTCCTTAGCTAACTGGTTGTAAGTTTTCTTATCAACAGGTTCATATGGTGCTTGAGCATAGCTGTGATCTGAATAAGGTAGAAAACTAATACCTGATACCTTATCAAACTTGTTGTACAACCACTGTCCTACCTCAAGGAACTCATCATCACGGTAGTAGCAAGTCATTGATGGCTTATGCTCACACCAGTAGTCCTGATATATTTCCCACAGATCTAACTGCTCCATAGCGCCCATGTCTGAGGCTGTCACAGCGCCTTCAGGAGACGCGATAGGAAAGGAGAATACCTTAGTACTGGGTGACATTAGATCGTCCTCCACAGGCACACCAGCGTCCTCTAACACGCTGCATAGTGGATCACGAGCATCTGCGCGTACTCGTCGAATGTACTGCGAGCTATAACGAGGATGGATACCACTAGCGCTATCGACCAGCTGACTAACAGTACCGCTAGGCTTAATCGCAGTAATAGCGACAGAAGGGTTAATGCCAAGTTTCTTAGCCCACTGCTCGTTAGTGACGATAGCTTCATTACGCATCTCCGTTAGCCACTTCTTGAGTTTTGCTTTGTCTTCTCGTCCTGATAGTACAGGATGATCCATGATACCAGTAAGACTAACACCTAGTAGTGCTTCTTCCTCTGTGTTTGTCTTCCATATATTTCTTAGGTATCGGAAGTCTGTGAGGGTAGCCTGTAGAGTTCCAAGGATAGATGCAATGCGTACTTTTCGTTTGAGGCTTGCGAGCGTATCGGATGGCCTGATAACAACTTCAGATAGGTTGCAGAACTGGTAAGGTCTGAGGATGATTTCACTACATGGATTAGTTCCAAAATCATAGGTAGCATCTCGTCGCTCGTTTCTTGCAGCTTGCTTTTGACTTGCCACTCTAGAAAAGACACCGCGTTCACCAGATCTTGATTCATATAAACTAGTCCACTCATTTAGGAATGCTTCAAAGTCTGGCTTCTCTGTGTAACAAGCAGAGTTGTTAGCCAGCCCACGTTGGGGTTCATCAACCCACCACTGCCCATGCTTACAGCGGCGTAGCCTATCGTCCGTTAGGTTGGAGAGACTGATGAGGGCGCTTCGTCTGACTCCTCCGACAACGACGATTTGAGCAATCTTACAGCAAAGATCGTGGCATTCAATGGACGTAAGGCGGCGTCCAGCTGCTCCTTGAAAGAGTTCGATTGTGAACTTGAAAAGATCGACGAGAGGTTCAGGACCACTTGCACGGCCTCCGAAAGTCTTGAGTGGGGAACCTGCAAGTCGTACTCTGCTAACGTCCCATCCGGGAACTTGACCTGAATACAGCAGTGATACCAACTCCCTAAACGATTTCGCCCATCCGATCTTCGAATCTGCAACATTAATAACTGTGTCGGTTTCATGGAATGTCTCCGCTACTTCTGGCAGCTTTGCTATGTACTGCCGTTCAACACTAAACCCTACGCCTGTGCCGCACATCAGGACGTACATCATCTCATCAAATGCTTTGGGATGGTCGATAGGTAGGTAGCTACAGTTAAATCCTGCTACGTTGTCACGATCCAGTGCCTCACCTGCGGTCATCAGTGCTCGCATAGACGGCATTACATCTAGATCTTGAATAGCTTTAGATATCTCTGATACATCAAAGTCATTTAGTTCAGCACGATCTACCCAGTAGTTAACGTAGCGGTTGACGGTTTCTTCCCACGTTTCTCTACGTTGTTCTTCTGGTAGGTATCGTGCGTAGCGGCTCTTGTGTATGTACTGTTGATATGCGTCCAATTATGTTACTCCTAAAGTTTCGTTTAATATTGCGGCTTGTGCCAATCCAAGAAGCAAGTATACACCATCTGGGTATTGTTCGGTAGCCGTGACTTCAAACACTTCTCCGTCTTCGTACATCACAACAACACACTTAACTGGTTTGTCCTCGTCTTCGTACTCCCTGCTACGCATAGCTAGGGCTGCTAGAAACTCAGATGTTTTAACACCTGTGTCTTCTTTCTTTCCAAACTTACCTTCTACTATCTTCATTGTATCTCCCGCTGTATCAGCATCTCAAGATAATGAATAGCTTTACGTAAGTCTTCTACTCCGTTCTTATCCTTCCAACGAGTAATGTACTTTACTGCGTTCGCTTCGCACCAATCCAGCTTGTTAGCAATGATGAAGTCAATAGGTTGTATCTCGTACCTGTTGTAGTGAGTACCACCTACCTGACGTTTGATGGGGTGTTGGTCTTCAGGGTGGTACAATTTGCCATAAGCTGTCTTGCTGGCTTTGTCCCACTGTTCTGGTGTTGCTTCGTTAATAGACATCTTGCTCCTCTAAGTCAAACTTCCAACTGTTAATGTCCACCTTGTCAGCGAACCGCTCAACCAACTCTTCGGATGTAATCTCCAACGCCTCCATGATAGTCACTTCATCGTAGCGTTTAGCTATCCGTTCAAGTATCTCGTCAAGAGTTAGCACCGTACTTCCCCCGTAGATAGGACATAGACACAGGCATCTCATCAAACGTCCCGTTGTCTACCTCGTTGAATACCCACAACCCAGACCATGATCCGTTAGTTTGAGGGTTCAGGTACTCCTCGTCGTGTTGGTAATAGATACCAGCAAACAAGGATGTCATTCTTTTTCCTGCTGCGTTTCTGTCAAAGGCAATGTCTCTGTCTTGTACGTGTCCCATGACGCATGACATATGTTTCTTTTGGAGCAGTAGCTTTGCATTAGTAACTGGCCTGCCCATGACACCGCTAGTGAAAAAATGACAATAAGCAATAC